GTTCATAGGCTTCTTCCATTATTTCATCAATATAGAAAGTGCTATCGAACGTTGATGTTCCTGAAGTAGTGTTTGGCATGTGCTACTCCTTATTAATAATTTAATATCCACTCACAAGTAATTGAAGCGCTGTCCCCACTAGTACAAGCAGGTAAAGTTGCATTTACATCACCGGTAAAGTTTGTAGCTTTGTTATTTTGAATACCACCTATTGAGCTATAATCAAAATGACCATCTCCTTCAAGAGTTAGAAAAACAGGGTCTGTTCCTGAGTTGTCCCAAGACAACCTTAATGAATCTACTTTTGCTGTTACTGAAACACTATACCAAATTTTATTTAAAGTCGCTGACACAGGTTCTTTACCTGCTGCGTTTGAATAATCTGATATGTCAAGAATTTTTGTTGTACTACCACTACTGTCTGAAACATTGTTGTAATGAGTAATTACTTTTTTATTTCCTGAAAATAAAGCTGTACTGCCTTCTTGGTTTAATACTACGTCTGCCATTTTATTTTTCTCCTACTAAAAGAATAGGGGGCATTACCCCCCTACTCAGAGTTTATTTTTTATCTTTCAACTACTGCTGTTACGTAATCAATAGTTAAAGTTTGAGCTGCTGCTTCACCGTTTTGAATACCAATTGATACAGTTAATTCTTCATCATCTGGTAAATTAGTGTTAGCAACTTTTACAGGCTCAGCATTATTTATTGAATAGTAAACAGCGTCTTTGTCTGGATCAATAAACCAAGCTACAGTTATAAAAGTGTCATCAGCTAGTGTTGCAACGTCTTCAGTTGTTGTTGCACTATTGTCTTTTTCTACTAAAAAGTCTAGTCCTGCATCTCCGTCATTAGAGATAAAGAAAATACCATCAGTAACATCAAGAGGTGATGTGTCTGTAATTTGAAGACCAATAACAATGTCTGATTGATCAACATCATTACACTTAAATCGAGCAGAAAAATAAGCTCTTTTGCTTGAGCTTAATTTAAAAGACTCTCCTTTAAGTTGTAAGAAGTCGTTGTCGTTATCTCCAGCAGCATTTGTAAGCAATAAAGCTCCGCCAGCTGACGAAGTTACAGCTTCGGTTGCGCTACCTGTACCGGCCTCAGTTGTTGTAATTGTCCAATCATCAGCTTGATACGTAAAAAAGTCATTTGAATAACCATAAAACGTTTGATCCGATGCATATTGTTGGAACATTGGTTGGTCTTTTAAGTGTTTCGTAGAAACTGAGTTTCCAGCGAAAGTAATCATACTTTGAAAGTGTGGGTTTGCCATAGTTTAATCCTCCTAGTTTTCAATGCAGTCTTCTAGGCAATCGAACCTGCGGTGTTCGCCCTACATTGAAGTTGTTTAACGCAGTGTGTCGAGTATACGCTTTTAAATGTAAATGTGCAAATAAAAAGGGGCCCGAAGGCCCCTTAATATTGTTGTCTTAATCTAGTGATTAAGCACCTGGAGATCCGAAGATACCTCTAGGATCAGAGAAGCCGAAGCTGTATCTTTCCCTAGCTTTATATCTAACGTTTCCAGTATCGAAGTCGCCTTCCATAGCAGTTTTTAAAGCTGCTCTGTTAAACATTTTTAATCCGTTAGGAATGTCTGTTTTAATGAAGAACGCATCTGTATCAGTTAGGTAGTTGTTTACCACATAACCTTGAGGGATCATTCCCTTAGATACAAGTGCATTGATATCATTATCAGCAGTTCCAACACGATTAGCAGTTTTCATTAATCTTTCAGCTGTGAATTGAAGCTCAGAAGGAATAATCATTTTTACTCCTTTTGCTGCAATCTTTAGACCACGCTCATCAACCATTGCAGCGATGTCAATCAAAGCTTGCTCTAGTGATGTTTCGTTAAGGTCAGCAGAAGTGCTTAACTCATTTTTGAAAGTTCCAGCAATTACTGGGTGGTCAGTAGCACAAAGCTCCTTACCATCACCACCTGTTACTGAAGAGTCAAACGCATTGTTTAATACGTTTGCTGCTTTCACTTGCTTCGTGTTAGCCATAGATCTTGCTAGTGCTTTTGTATAACGCTTAGCGATACTATCATACAAGTTATCTTCAACAGCTTCCTCAGTGATAGAGAAAGCGAGAGCAATTGTCTCGTGAGTGTAACGTGCAGTGAAAGTCTCGTTAGCAGAATCAAAAGATACCGCAGAACCCTCAGGCTTAACTGATGCGTTAGCAAAACCAGCTAACATTACTTCTTCTTCAAAAGCTCTGTCTGAACTTTCAACATCGAAGATTTCCGCATGCTGGTTTTCGTAGTTTTTGTACTCAAGTCCAAATAAAGCATTTAGACCTGGCTCTAGCTCTTTTGCTAGTTGTTGTCTTGATATAGCCATTTTTTATGTCCTCCTAAATGCTATTATTATATACCGTCAACTGCTTTTCCATCTTGGTGTTCATTGATAGAAACGATTATGTTAACATTTGCAGAACCAAAATCACTATTATCAGGGTCTTTTGAAAAACCTAAGTGTCTTAGTGTAGCTGCTCCTGCTGCTAAATCGCCATCTTTAAACTCCGACTTGGAAATGTAGTTCGGTGTAGAACCTGCCAGATACGTAATATTAGAGTTATTGTTAATATCAGTAAGCTGAGAAGCTCCAGTGTTGTCAGATTGACATTCGAACCTTTGATAAGGATCGTCGTATACAAACCCCTTTATATCTGTAGCAGTATTACTTGCTGCCAAATGATTTGCAAAAGTGGGTTTGCTTGTTGATACGTCAGTAAAGAAAACTCCGTTGAGAGATCCGACAACCGCTACATTTGTTTCTGCAACTTCTATTGATCCATCACTTTTTAGTTTTACTAAATCGTTTTGGTAAATAGCTGTAGCATTTGCGGTAATCAAACGTTCGGATAAACCACCGTTATCTCTATTCTGACCAACTTTCCCTACTGGTCTAAAACCAAAGGGTGCGTCTTTATTTGCCATGTTATATTCCTCCTTAAGGAAATTAAGTTATTAAAATCGATGGGTAGGAATTACTAAAGGATTAGTCCTTCTTTGTACCACCAAAAGTTACACGAGCCTGCCTATCTTGATTAATCGGCATGCTTGGATGCTGTTCCTTCAAAACATCGTTTTCTAAAGCCTCATTGCGATCATTATTCATTTGTCTAAAATAATTTTCACGCGACTTTGCGAGTTCTTCTGGTATCCTAGCCAGCAATAGGCCACCGACCCCAATCACTCCTGCGTATTGGCCTTTGTCATGAGTTGGGTACGCTGATCCTGGATATTCATCGGCTCTCACCAATTCCCATCCTGATCTTATCTTTCCAGACATGTTCTTTGAATCATCAAAGCCCATACTTTCAGAACGTATCCACCTATGTCTATAACCATCTGGCGCAGGTGGTGCATCCAGAGAAGATGGAGGAGCCCAAACTTTAGGTTTTTCTTGTTGAACCCTAGTTTCGCTCACGCGGGAAGTTTTAACAGTTTTAGTTTCTGTATCTTTTTTTGTCATATGCTTATACCTCCTTCGCGGCTAATTGTTTCGCATACTCTTCGAGTGGCACACCTAATCTTTTAGAAATTGCTACCTGTGACGGTGTGAGCTTCACAGTTTTTCTGCGTCCCTTTGCGGCCGGACGTTTAGCACTTGCTACGTTCTGCACTGGTGCAGATGTTGTAGATTCCACCACTTTATCAAATTTGTGTGGGAATTCAAGTCTTATTCTCTTATCTACTTCAGAATAATATTCTTGGCTTGTAGGATCAAAACCTTCTTCTTCTACAAGCTTTCTGTGTATATCAAATGCAGTGTAAGTCATTGCATTATCAGTACCAAACCAAGAGTTTTTAGTTGACCATTCCTCTGCTTTTGGATCAATAGTCTGTGCTGCTTGATATATGTCCTGTGAAGTAGGCATTTGTTGAGCAACTTGATCTATCTGTTGAGGCTGTTGAGGTGCTCTTTTAAGCCTTTCTTGTTGTAAATTTTGTATTTGTTTTAATCTACCTTCTTCCATAGCAAGTTGTGCAATAGCTCTTTGTGCATCTACTTGAGCATCAATGTCCCCTGCTTCTGTAGCAGTTTTTAAATTAGCTTTAGCTGCAGCCATACCAGCAGTAACTTTTTGCTCTAGTTCTGAAGTATAGTTTTTACCTAAGTTTTCATTTTGAGTTTTTAATTTGGTTGCTTGTTGTTGAACATTTTGTGCGTATGCAATAGCTTCTTCTTTTTGCCTTTCAGCTTCACGCATCTTACGCGTAAGTTTAGCTATTCTTTTGTTAACACCTTCTGAGTATTCGTTGAGTTCGCCTTTTTGAACATCAGACTGCTCAGCAGATTCCTTAGGTGCATTAACGGACTTTTCACTAACTTGTTCGACATCAATTTGTTCCTCTTCTAATGATTGTTCTGGTGCTACTGCATCAAGATCAATCTCTTGTTCTTGTTCTTCGTTGTCTCCAACGTCTATTATCTTTTCGTCGTCTTGCATAGATTATCCTCCTCTATGATTTACATTGCGTGCAAGATATCTTCAGGGTTATCTATC